TGTTTACGAGGAACCGATACAAAGAAGTGCTGGACTTGACATATACGAACCATCACAACCAGATCACGATTATATAATTACAGTTGACGTTGCAAGAGGAGTTAGTGAGGACTATTCTGCATTTGTTGTCGTTGATATAACATCTTTCCCACACAAAGTCGTTGCAAAATATAGAAACAACGAAATCAAACCAATGCTATTTCCAAATATCATATATGAAGTAGCAAAGAATTACAATGGCGCATACATTTTGTGCGAAGTAAATGATATTGGTGATCAAGTAGCATCATTACTTCACTATGATTTGGAATACCAAAATGTTCTTATGTGTTCTATGCGCGGTAGAGCAGGACAAATTGTAGGACAAGGATTTTCTGGAAAGAAAACTCAACTTGGCGTAAAGATGTCAAAGACGGTTAAGAAAGTTGGATCTCTTAACCTCAAGACAATGATTGAAAGTGATAAGTTGTTGTTTAAAGATTATGAGATTATTTCAGAACTAACAACATTCATTTCAAAGCATAATTCATTTGAAGCAGAAGAGGGGTGTAATGATGACCTTGCAATGTGTCTTGTCATCTATGCTTGGTTAGTTGCACAGGACTATTTTAAAGAACTCACCGATCAGGATATTAGAAAGAGATTATATGAAGAGCAGAAGAATCAAATTGAACAAGATATGGCACCATTTGGATTTATTGATGATGGTTTGAATTCAAGTAGTTTTGTCGATGTTGATGGTGACAGATGGTTTACTGATGAGTATGGTGATAGAGCATACATGTGGGAGTACATGTAATGGAATTAGACAATCAAATAAAATTAGGACACTTACTTCTCATTGATAGAAAGTGTAGAGTTTGTGGCGAGGTAAAAAATTTGATTGATGGATTTTATAGAACGAGAAAGAATAGAGGTCCAGTAGCATCTTCATATTCTTATGAATGTAAGCAATGTACCATTCGCAGAATAATTGATACAAGAAAAAGTGAAGGAAACACTCTAGAGTGGTCATACCCTGACTGGTAGAGTGTTCATGCACCATTTCCCCCACGAAAACTCAATATTTAATAAATAATTTTTAGATAAACTGAGATTTTACGGAGAAAAACATGGCGACTCCTCAATTATCTCCAGGCGTACTCGTCAGAGAGGTTGACCTTACAGTAGGAAGAGCTGAAAATGTTGTAGACAATATTGGAGCTATTGCTGGTCCTTTCCCAATTGGTCCTATTGATGATCCCATTGATATTACAACAGAGCAAGATCTTATCAATGTATTTGGTAAGCCAATCTCTACAGATACTCAATATGAGTATTGGATGAGTGCAGCATCCTTCCTTTCATACGGAGGAGTTCTGAAAGTTGTCAGAACAGATGATGACGATCTGAAGAACGCTAATGCTGGTGTTGGAATTGCAAGCACCACAACTCTCAAGATCAAAAACTACGACGATTATATTAATAACTATACTGAATCAACCAATTTCAATTTTGCAGCAAAGAACCCAGGAACTTGGGCAAACGGACTGAAAGTTTGTTTCATTGACGATTTAGCTGACCAGAGAATCGGAATCAACACAATCAACCTTGCTGGTCTTGGTGTTACGATTGGTTTTGGTGTTACGACTGCAATCAGCACAACTCTTGCAAATGCAAGTGATGGAACAACAGCAACCTTCACTGGTTACTTAAAAGGCATTATTACTGGTCTTTCAACCGACACAACTGGCGGAAACAGCACCGTTGATGTTAAGATTGTTTCTCGCGTAGAAACTGTTGGTGGTGGAGCAACTGAAACCAAGATTGATTATGCAGAGGGTTCAGTTGGCGCAGCATTTACTTCTACATCAACCTTGCAAGTTGTTGGAACTGATGGCGCTAATTGTGGTCTTGCTACAGCATCTTCAATATTAGATTGGTACGATGAACAAACCCTTGGTCTTACAAACTCAACTGTTTATTGGAAGTCTCTTGCACCAAAACCAATTTCCAACGTTTATTCAACGAGCAGAAATGGTGAAGGAGATGCTCTCCACGTAGTTGTTGTTGATGATGACGGTTCAATCAGTGGAATCCAAGGCAACATTCTGGAGAAGCATTTAGGTCTTTCAAAAGCACTCGATGCTGTTTCAAGTGTAAATGCTCCACAAAAAGTTTGGTATGAACAGTACCTTGCAGACTTCTCACAAAACATTTACGCTGGTGGGAATCCATCAAGTGCTGCAGATGCTTTCCACGGAACTGCACCAAGAGCAACAGGATTCACAACGTATTCTGGAGTCAAGTCTGCTTCCTTCACACCAATTACTACTGCAGCTGGTCTTTGGGGTCAAGGCGCACAAGGAACTACATTCTCCGCAATCGGTAATATAACTTATACGCTTGGCGGTGGTGTTGATTATACAACCACAACAGATTCTTCTGGTCAAGGTGGAATGTTGGCAACCTTGGGCAATTTGACAACTTCATACAACTTATTTGCAAACAAAGATGATCAAGAAGTTGATTACTTAATCATGGGTCCTGGTTTAACTAACAAGCAAGAATCTCAAGCAAAAGCAAATCTACTGATTTCTCTTGCTAATGCAAGAAAAGATTGTATGGCAGTTATTGGTCCACACAGAGCAGATCTTGTAGACCTTACAAATACAACAACCCAAACAAACAATCTTATTGACTTCTTTAGTCCACTGACATCTTCATCTTATGCAATCTTCGATAGTGGATATAAGTACACTTACGATAGATTCAATAACAAGTTCCGTTATGTTCCTTGTAATGCAGACGTTGCTGGATTGTTGACTAGAACATCACTTGTTGCTTATCCATGGTTCTCACCCGCTGGTCAGCAAAGAGGTGTTCTGAATAATGCAATTAAACTTGCATACAACCCAACCAAAGCACAAAGAGATAAACTCTATCCAAATAGAATTAACCCAATCATCACTCAACCTGGAACTGGAACAGTTCTTTATGGTGATAAGACTGGACTCTCTTATCCATCTGCATTTGATAGAATTAACGTTCGTCGCTTGTTCCTCACAGTTGAGCAAGCACTCGAAAGTGCTGCAAATGCACAACTCTTTGAACTGAACGATGAACTGACAAGAGCAAACTTCAGAAATCTGGTTGAACCTTATCTCCGTGATGTTCAAGCAAAGAGAGGACTCTATGGATTCCTTGTTGTTTGTGACACAACAAATAATACCCCAGACGTAATTGATAACAATGAGTTCAGGGCAGACATCTTCCTGAAACCTGCGAAGTCTATTAACTACATCACCTTAACTTTCGTCGCTACACGCACTGGCGTAAGTTTTGAGGAAGTAGCAGGTAGAGCTTAATTTAGATCAATCTAAATAACACAAGGAGGATAGCAAATCATGGCAATCTCAAGAGAAAACAAAACAATTTCTCAATTCAAGTCAGCACTGATTGGGGGCGGCGCTCGCCCCAACTTATTTGAGGTTGAGTTAACTACTTTACCTGCAGGTATTGCTTGGGACGCTGATAATTTTAGATATCTCTGCAAGTCGGCTGCTCTCCCAGCATCCAACATCGCATCAATCGATGTTCCCTTCAGAGGTCGTATTTTCAAAGTTGCTGGCGACAGAACGTTTGACACCTGGACAGTCACGGTTATTAATGACGAAGACTTCAGATTGAGAAATGCTTTTGAATCATGGATGGAAGTAATTTCTAAACTTGATAATAATATTGGTGCAACCGATCCATCAGCATATATGGTAAACGCTAAAGTTTTCCAACTTGGTAGAGGGTCTGTTCCAAACAGCAGAGACAATACAGGAACTTCAAACGCAGTTCTGAAAGAGTATGAATTCATTGATATTTTCCCAACAAATATCTCACAGATTGATCTGTCATATGATTCTTCAGACACTATTGAAGAGTATACCGTTGAATTCCAAGTTCAGTCATACGCACCTGTTGCATCTGGCACTCCAAACGGTTAATAAATAGTCTTAAGATAAACTTACTTATAAATTATGGCAAAATTATTTGGGTTCTCAATAGAGGACACTGAACCATTATCTCCTAGTGCGGTTTCCCCTGTTCCTCCTAATAATGAGGACGGGGTTGACCACTATATGAGTAGTGGTTTTTTTGGTTCATATGTTGATTTAGAAGGAGTATATAGAACTGAATTTGAATTGATCAAGAGATATCGTGAGATGTCTCTTCATCCAGAAGTTGACAGTGCAATTGAAGATATTGTAAATGAAGCAATTGTATCCGACACGAATGATACTCCAGTTCAAATAGATCTTGATAATCTTAATGCTAGTGATGGTATTAAGAAAAAAGTTCGCACAGAGTTTAAATATATTTTAGATCTTTTAGATTTTGATAAAAAAGCACACGAAATTTATAGAAACTGGTATATTGACGGAAGAATTTATTATCATAAAATTATTGACTTGAAAAATCCCCAAGAAGGTATTCAAGAACTTCGTTATATTGACGCAATGAAAATGCGTTATATTCGTCAGCAAAAGAAAAAACCTGGTGATAAACTTGCACCTCTTCAAAGGCTTACGAACGATAATCCAATGGATTATGAGTTCCCCGAAATTGAAGAATACTTTATTTA